TTGATCTTGTCGTCGGAAGAGCCGTCGCGGCCATCGCCAACCAGGATAGCACGAGCAATTTCCTCGTCCAGCATGAAACGCATCTCAGTCTTCAGCCAGGACACGACATCGAAATCGGTGATGTCGATAACGTCATCACGGTCAAGCTTCTGCTTCTTATAGATGGTCGTCGGCGTGGTGGAGCGCTTCAGCAGAGTGAAGACCTGCTCCTTCTTAAGCTTACCCTTAATATAACCCTTAGCACGAGCTTCGTCAGCAGTCAGATCCGCGAACATGCTCTTGATACGGGAGAACGGAGTGTGGTGAACACCATTCATAACGGTAGACACCCAGTCCATCTTCCGAGTCAGGAACTCAGGAGGAACATTCTGATTCTTAGCCTCCGGGAACAGGTAGTCAATGTCAGAAATACCGTGAGCGAGGACGCTCTCCTTCAGACTACCATAACGCTTGCCGTCGGCGATGATAGCTTCCATGTCGGCGTGCTGCAGAATATCGTCACGCTCTTCGGCAGTGTTATCGAACAGATTATGCTTCACTTCATTTTCTCCTTCACTAGTAGTTTCGTCATCGTCATCGTCTTCGCCAGAGGCGTCAGCAATCGCCTGACCGACAACTGCATAAACAGCATCCAGCTGCTTCTCAGTGAGCGTATTTAAAATATCACCAATGGTCTCTTCGTTTTCGGAATCATCACTTTTATTGGTGGTGTCAGCGTGCATCAGCTTTTCTTCCATTTTGAGTTTCTCCTCTTCAGTTTCAGAATTAGTTTCTTCGCCATGTTTGAGATCGAGAGCAAACTCGCCTGCCGTATAAAGGACGGCCTCATCGTCGCACTTCTCACCATGCTTAATAACGTTCTCAATGAACGCACCCGGATTGGCTCCGGCGGTTACGAGACTTACTTCCTTAATGTCACCGTGGAGAACGTCCCCGCCAGACTGTCGAAGATGGGTGGCAAAGATGGAAAGCGCTCGAACGTCTCCATGCTGAACAAGTTCCTTAGCCTGCTTGCCAGACTCGCTATCGTTGAACGAGCAGTAAGCATAGACGCCCTCATCACGATTCTCAAGATCGGCGTGCCCAAGATAATTAAACGGGCTATCGTGCTGATGATTCCAAACAAGAGGAACTCTTTCGCCATCGTTATTTACGAAAGCGTTATGTCTGATGGTTCGACCATCGGTACATCTAAGATCGTTTCTTGTGGCCCAACCAGCAAAATCATATTCTCTCATGCTGGGCATTCCTCCTTATTGTTTTATTTCCTCGCTTCTAAGCTGATCAACGTAATCTTTACCTTGCGTCGGTTGTTGTTTCTCAGTCGGCTGGCTAAGATTCTTATTTCTCAGTTCGTCAGCGTTAGGATCAGTGGAAGGTTTAAGACCAACGACTTGTCTAAATTCGTTAGAAGTCATGATCTCATTGCGAGTAAACTTATCGGCCATTTCGGCAACTTCAGTAACGGGGACGAGCCGGAATGGATCATTAAAGTACATAATGGTCTGCTTCTGACTCCTTGCCGTTCTGGTGAGAAAAGACACTTTCATTGCATTAACAATGGCCGCAGCTATTGGTTCTACAATTCGATTGTTATAGTTAAGCAGCGCCTTCTCATCAGCAGTGCCGTCAAGAATCTCCTGAGTAACACCAATCTGACTGAACATGAGCTTGGTTAAATACTCGATTTGATTCAGAAGATTATTTTCAAGAGACCGATTTAACTGAGTAATCTTTTCGGTGCCGTCAGTATAGGCGATACCATACTTAGAATTCTCGAGCTGATCTTCAATGTCCTGCCGACGTTTTTCGGCCTGCTGACGTCTAGCGTCAGTCTTAATTACATAGGGAAGCTGAATGATCATGTTCAGCTTATTAGAATTTGTCTGCTCATCAACGACATCCAACAACGTAAGCTTCCGAAGAAGTCTTTGAACTGTCGAATTGGGTTCGTTCATGACAGCGTAGAAAGGATTCTCGATAATAGCGACGAGCTCCTTGGGGAGCGTCATCTCTTCTTTTTCTCCATTTTGATCATTGTACATCCTAACACGAACATGCTTAGGATACCATTCAACAATCTTCGCTGTGCGCATCGCGATGATGTCATACGAGGAGGTTAAGAAAGGATTCTCAGTCGTGAGGTACGGAACAACAGCTACAACACCCTCATCCATCATCGATAATGCTATATCTTGTATGAAAGCTCGCGACGTCTGATCGATATTGGCTTGCAAAGTCAGGCATTCGTTCAATCTAGAATCGACGTCTTGTGTGTATCGACTGTTGTCGTCTAGCCGTACATGGGCGTATCTAAGCGCAGCCACATCAAGCGAGATTCTATTATAGACGGGAGTAACTATGGAGCGTTCGTTGCCTCTGGTCAGTCTAGGACGATCTGGACGATAATAAGAACCGCCCCCATAGTTGTTCTGGTATGTTTCTTTAGTTAAGAAAGCGTTCCAGGCAGATTTGATCCTAGAACCAAAACTCAAGGCCACAAATCATCACCTCATTTACTTCTTTCGAGAACTACGCTGAGCAGCTTTTGCGTTTCGCATATAAGCCTTGCCATAAGTCTTAAGTGCAGAGTCGATATCGTTAAGACCTCTATTATAAAGCTCGACATACTTTTTATTCTGTCTAAGCGCTGCTTGAATCTCTTCCGTTCTATACCGAATAGAGTCCGCTTTCGCTTCGTACATTCTAGCATCAGCAGCGTAACGAGTCGCTCGTTCAAGTCTCCTATTTCTAACAGCAGAACCGTACAATTTCTGTCGGTAAGCTTTGGATTCAAGCCTGGCGGCCGCTATGTCGTTCTGCGCAGACTTTCTTCTATAAGTAGCTGCCTGCTTTTGTGTTTTAAGTTCTCTATTTTCGAGAGCTTTTTCCAATTTCGGCTGCTTCTTCTCGAGTTTAGCAATCTTTTTTGTAATTTTAGTTCTATGCTTTTCAAGCCTAGCAGTGGCTTTATCGGCTTGCTCTCTGGTAGTTGCCTTTGCTAGTTTCTTAGTCGCTCTATGTATGCCCCACTTCATACCTTTAACACCATAATGTTCAAGGTAGTCATTGGAGGCATCAGCGGCATTATAAACCCACATTTATTCACCTTCTCTCATTTAAATAGAGGTCATTTCATCCTGGTCCAACGATCAGTTTTCTTAGAAGTAGTGCGTCTCCTGGCAGATTGTCGATCGGCCCGTGTGGCAGCGGCGCGCTTTCTAATGCGTTCCTCGTCGGTTTCACTACGCTTCTTAGCTCCAGTCGCTCTTGTTCTTATAACGTAATCTCGACCCCAAATCTGGTTGCCAGTATGTTTTTTATAAACACGTGTTCCATCTGGCTCATGATAGGTTATTGCATAATTTCGCTCTGTAAACGCGTCCTTGACAAACTTTTTACCTTTTTCAATCTTTTTACTAATATCGCCCTTAACACGTTTAACAGTTGTTTCTACTTTATCTCCAACTTTTTTTGCATTATCTTTAATGTCGTCATACCAATAGCGCCATTTGTCGCCAACGCGCTCTCGGCGAGTATACTTATAATGTTCAAGATAATCATTCGAGGTGTCGTTTCCTCGATATTCCCACATTATAGCACCTTCTCTCATTCAAATGCATCTTTATTCAATTTGTAAGCCACGAAAGCATCCATCAAAGCCGCAACAGCGTCGATCTTTGCTTCGTATCTACGCTTAAGCAATTTACGATTGCCATTCGTATCTTCGATTGTTATGCAGTTACCCATGGTAAACTTCATGATCTCTTCATCAAAGAGTAAGAGCCGAGACTCGGCAAGATTCTTAAGTTCACCAAGTGGAACAGACTCTGTACGGACGCCCTGAATAACCTTTTCGATACCAAATGGTCCATTCTCACTAGACCATCGCTCGATAAAATCTTTGGCGTTGTATGGATCGTAACCTACTGCTCGAACATCATAGTTACAGTCAGTAATATGACGATCAAGGTCGTCATAGATGTCGATAGTATCGAGAATGCTACCTTCCATGACAATTAAAGAGCCTTCTCTAATGAATTCTTCATACTTAGAGCGCATGGCCCCTGGTAATTTCATAAGAGTGAGCTCAGAAATATAGTTCCTGGTCTTAACGCCAAACCTTCCATCTGGCCTCGGAAATAAGAACGTGAACGAACAGAAGTCGTTACCCTGTGAAAGGTCACAACCAAGCGCGCATGGAAGATCATAGAACTGCCTAGGACGGTGAAGCTCAGTTTCTTCGTATGTGAAGAAGTAAGTGAAGCCTTCCATGGGGAGTCCGAAACGCTTCGCCAAAATATCGTTACGAGCAGCAGGAGCTTTCTCCGCGCGTTCGACGTCCAACTGGTAAGTATCGTAACTTACAGTCTTACCAAGATTCGGATTAGCTTTTAACCACATCTCTGGCATGCCGACTTCGTCAATAGAGTCCAGCTTATACCACCAGATAGACACGTGTGGGTTAATGTACTCCCCCTTAAGGATGTTCATTAACTCCATTTTGATCGTGTCACCACTACCATTACGCACAGTACCTTCTGAACTGGTCGCAATGATCAGCCAATCATCAACTTTGGATGCGCCCTGTTCAATAGCGCCGACAACGTCTTCCCGAATGTCGCCGGAAAGCCATTCGTCAATCGTAGCAATCTTGCATCGAAGACCCTGAAGTTTGTTGATCGACATGGGTCTGATCTCGATAAGACTACCAGTGAGAAAGTTCTCAATACCCTTCTTTGTTGACGCCAATTTCTGACGATTGACTTTAGAACCAGTTGTGTTCTGAATTGAACCTTCTGTTAAGAACTTAAACAACGGTCCGCGAGAGCGCGTGATAGCCGTTCGTATAGGGGACATAACCTCTTCCGCTAACTTCATAGTCGGAGCAGTTGTAATTTGATGGGTAGTTGTGGTGTCGATGTTTCCAAAATAAGATTGGATCGTTGAATCATATAGCGACTTCGCGGCGCCTCGACCAACAATGAGATACTGCTTGTTAATGAGCCGCTTCTTGATCAGCTTATTAACATAATGACCGCCAGGTTCATTTTCGTAAGGCTCAAACACGCTTCGCTCTACAAACTCGTACCAGCCAAAGACTTGTTCGCCCCACAATTTAAAAGAGTCAAGAAGATACAGATCTGAACCGTCGGTCAATGTTAACTCGTTTTCACAATACGAGATCCATCCTTCTATCGCGTCTTCGTCATAGTAATAGTTAGGATCTTCTATAAGAGCGTCTATTCGATTCATCTCCATTGAGACTTCTCGACAGACGGGGATCTCGCCTCTAATGACAGCGTCACGGAACATACCGTAGTATTTAGGGACGGCTGTATTGGATAAACCCACTAGATCACCAACTTATTTTTTCTTATTTTTATCTTTGTCTTTATCCTCAATAATACCCAGGGAAGATTTTAATTGTTTTTCGAGATATGCCTTACCAACGTTCTTAGCGGCAGGTACGACAACGTCGTTCATAACAGACTTCATAAATCTGCGCCCAGCGGAGGTTTGCTTAGGCGTTAATTCTCGATACTTCTTTTCAAGCTGAAGTCTATTAATAACTTTGCGAAGTTCATCATCGCTCATCTCCTTATAAGACTTCTCGGAAGAACTTTTGGTTTTTGTTTTTGCAGCCGTTTTCTTCTTAGAAAATATACCTTTCTTGGATTTACCAACTCCATATCGAATTCTACCCTCAGGAGTTAGACTCCCATCATAATTCTGAAATCGACGGACACCGTGCTTTTGATTCTTGATGCCGTGGTGGACAAGAATCCGTTCCATCTTATCCCTCCTCTTCTCCAGGATCAACGGCTACATTTAATCTCCACTCAAGTTCGCTAACGGTCTTTTCCATTGCAGATATACCAGCAGAACTAGAAGGCGGGTCAAAAATAAGCCGAACTTTTGCATACATATATGTCTTGACCATTTCTAACTTTACACTATTGGGGAGGAAGTCTGTCCAAAAGTCATTGGCGTCATGAATAGCAAAGCCATCCTTTGGGCCAACACCAAGTTGAGTTAATATGGAAAAGACAGTATTAATATGCATAATAATGTCAAGATCGTAATAGTCATAAGCATCCATGATGCCCAGGACCTTCTTGACGGAAGACAAAATGCTATTGTCCATGTAAGTCACCTCTTAGAGTCGTTTCCAAGGACAAGTATCATTCTTGGTCCTAGTAATTAATTGGTAACCTTTAACTATACTGTCATCGCTATAATGTATGGCATTATGTGTTCTATGAACCGTTGTAATTAGAAATTCCGGATTCAGCAATAGATCGCTTGTTTCCAAAATATCGTCAATTGTTATTGGGTTCATGTGATGTATCACAATTACGGCACCATTAATCTCGAATCCCTCTAATGCTAGGTCTCGTCCCAGATCTCTAGCAATAATGTGGTTTCTAAGATCTTTCCACTCTTTGGAACGTTTGTAAAAACGTTGATTTAGCAATCTCTCCGAACCAAACGTCTCGTCTCCAACACGACCACCTATCTTGAGATAATTAAATCGCTCTTCAAAAGTCGGGAGACGAATAAGTTCAGTATACGTACGAAGGTTACTCATCTCTACTCGGCCTTTCGCCAGAATACGTCCGCATGGCTCTAAGAGCATCCTCATAAAGCGTTTCCATACGCTCACTGGATTCGAGAGCTTTCGTCTTCGCAATGATAAGGTCTCTCTGACGCTCCAGAATATCCTTTGTAAGGCGTTCTTTTGAAGAACCGAGTTTCAAATAATGAACGATAACCTGCGAAGAGGCGGTGCCTTCCCTCATTTGACGTTCAGCAGCGTCCATAGCAAGCGAAATCATCTGATTTTCTCTCGCTTCATTGGTCATAGCGGTCCTAGAACGAGAGACGGTTCTAGGTTCAGGATCTCTCGGTACCCTTTTAGGCATACTAATGAACTCCTTTCTATAAAAATGTAGCTAGTATGATAGTGTTTATGATAGGCTTCTAGTTAGTTCGACGCCATTTAAGTTATAGTTTTTAGGAGGTGATTGGAGGTTGTAATGAACACTGAAAGGAGAATA